AGGGATTCCGGCGGACGATAGACGTTGTAGATTTTGTCAGGTATCGCATCGCCGCCGATCGAGGAACCCATGTACTGGAATACGCCGACCCGGCTGATCGGGTTCTTGCGGATCGTGACAAAGCCGTTGTCATCGAGCTGGCGGGCTGAATCTGTGGCGTCAGAGGGCAAGGCAATCCTCGAAGCGGTCAAACGTTTCTGTTCGAAGTGCCTGAGCGCGTAGACCCGCTCCCGGAAAAGTGCCTATCTCAATCATAACAAATTCCAGTTAAAAAATCATCTCGGCGATTATTCATCCCGATTCTGATTAAAGTCAATGACCGGGCGCATCGTGCAGCGGCAGTTGATGAGGTCGCCGGGCTTGCCGCGGACCTCGGGCTGATTTCCCTTGGCGTACTGGATGATAGGCGGATCGGACAGGGAGCAAATTTTTCCGTTGAGGTGCTGATGGAGTTCCCGGGGTTCGGCGCCGCCGGAGCTGTGCAGCCATTCGTACTTGTCCAGCCCTAGCTTCTGCATGCGGTGAGCGTTCAGGTTGCCGTAGACCTTTTTGGTCTGGTCATTCGCGATCAGCCTGGCGCGCCGGATCGTGACGCCCTTGTACCTCTGGAAGAACGGCACCAGATCCTGCAGACCATTGCCTGTCGTGATCGATCTCATCACAGCCCCGGTCATCTGGGTCAGATAATCCTGAGAGATCGAGGATATAAGTTTGACGTTCTCGGTGACCGATGCCTTCATGACTTCCTTCAGCGGCCCGGTCAGGACCGTTGTCTTCAGCGATAGCCCACCGGAGAGCGTCTTCAGGCTTTCGTGCAGATTGGCGCTCGAGGTCCGGTCGGCCTGACTGACCATGCTTTCGGCCAGCCCCTGCGCGCGGCGCTCAAAAAGCTGTTGAAAAGTCGCCGTGAGCTGGTTGGTCAGGATTTTGGCTTGGGATGCGATGCTGTCGTCGGTCGCGAATACGGGGTTGTCTTTCTGGGCCTCGAACAGCCTGAGAACCTTCTTCTCGCATTCGGCCGCCATCTGCAGGACCAAGGCATTTATGGCGCGGAAATAGCGGTCCTGAAGTGAGGCGTTGTAGGACAGTTTGGTCCCGCGCAGAATCTCCGGCTTCCGCTTGTCGGCCCATTCCTGCTTTTTCTTCGTCAGGATATCGGCATCACTCGTCTGCATTATCGGATTTCTTCTCTTCGTCATCGCCAGGCGGCGGTTCGAGTTCCGATATGTCGCCGACTTCGGTCAGGCTGGTGTAGCCGCTGTCGGGATCATGAACCAGACGGTTGTGCTCGTCGACGCCATCGATCGCTCCGCTTTGGATCAGCTGCGTTCCGGTCTGTGCTTTTTTCAGGTTGATATCTGCGCGCTCCGCTGCGGTCGGAACATCCAGCGACCGCCATGAAATCTCGACCGGGAATTTCTTGCCGATATCGGAACGGATGCAGAGATCATGGTGGCGGTTCGCCATGTCGGTCAGTTCATGCTCCTGTATCGATTCCAGTTCTTCGTGGTAGCTGGATTCCTCGTATTCGCCTGTCGAGTTGAAACCCTTCGGGGTTGTGCCCAGAAGTTTCGTGGCCGGCACGTTGGCTTCAGCGGCGACGATCTGGGCTTGGGTCATGATAACAGCATCGAGGTCGGTCAAGCTGGTATCGAACTGCTCGATCTGTTCTTCCTCGCCGAGAACCTTGATGCCGTAGTTGTCGCGCAGATAGGCCCAGAGATTGATCCGCTCGAAGAAGGCCGGACTGTTCGCTTCGGCCTGGGCGAGATCGGTATGTATCGCCGTGGTGCGCTTCGTCATCGCCAGCATCGGGGCCTCATTGGCGGTGCGCTCGAAGGCGTAGACGCGCTCGTAAATTTTTTGCGGCACCGACACGCCGCCGTAAAAATAGGTCGGCTTCAGGATGTCCGGAACCTCGGAGCCTTTCACGATGACGAAATGGGATTTATGAATCCTCTGGCCGTTGACGCGCCACCATGTCGGTTCATAGAACGCTGGGTCAGTGGGATTCGAGGCCGCCGAGATGTCCAGTTCCGGGCTTATCCAATACGGATCGATCTGTGAGATGCCGTGATAGCTTCCCTTTTTGACCCCGTCCGGGTTGAAGGGCAGCTCGTAGTCGATCCCGTCCACAAGGAACAAGGCGTGTCTGATCCCGAAGCAGCGGCCGAACCGGATGAATTCGACCATGTTGGCTTTGAGCTTGTAGGCGACATCGAGCTGTCGCAGGGCGGATAAATCCTTTTCATCGACCTTCTCATCCTCTGGTACCGATAGTTCGAAGAAATTGCGGACCGCATCTTTCGCCGTCATCGTGCACGCCTTGTCGACCAGCCAGTTCTGGAAGATCATCGCGCAGGTCTGATAGCCGATGAAGCCTTGGCCGCCGTACCAGCCATAGATGGCCTCGGGCACGTTCTGGGCGAAATCCTGAAACTGCGCCTTGGCCAGCTGGAGCTGGTCGGCGTCCATCGCGGTGCCTTTCAATGCGCCGACGTTTTTCTTTGTGATTTCTCTCTGAAATGTTCTCGCCCGCGCGGAGTCGTAAAGATCGCCGGCACGCGGGACCATGAGATCAGTGGAGAAAATTCCCTTTGCGGCTTTCGGCTTCGCTGCTGGCGGTTCGCTCTTGCGCTTAAACATCAAAAAACCCCTTCGCCTTGGTCTGCAGCATGTTCACGATTGCGTCACACATCGGATCGATCTGGTCATCATGCGGGTGGTTATCATCAGCTGTAAAGGCCTCGCATTCAGAAACGAAATCGCTTATCCACGGTTCGTTCTGAGGAAGATAAACATAACCTGTCTCAATATAGGATAACACATCCTGTACCCTTGTAAACTTATCCACATTTCTCTCGATGCCTTTGATCGGGATCGCGCCGACCCCCTTGTCGCCATGCTTGAGGTCTTGGATCAATCCGGTGCCGCTGGACTTGTCCTCGACCAGCATCTTGCGCAGCGCACCCATGTCTTTTGCGGCTTTGTGTTTCGCCCAGAACGCGGTGGCGGTGCGGCGAAGATCCGGCGCTTCCCATTTGCCGCGGACCTGATCGAGCAAATAGATTTTTCCATCCTCGCCCATTCCCCAGCACTGGAATACACTGAAGTCGTTATGCTCCTTCGTCTTCTGCGCGGTATCAGCGGTGATGATGCGCCAGACTATTTTCGGGAGCGTAATGTAATATTTAAACCACGAACCTTTGATGATATTGCCGCCAAGCACAATCGGCATCTGTTGGTAAAGCGACATCCAGCTCGTCGATGGCAGAATGCTTTTTTGCTTTATCAGGAATTCGGCGCTTTTGTGTTCAGGGAACAGAGCCTCGCCATCTTTTCGATTATCGCCTGGTGCTTTCGGAATTCCGCTTTCGGCTATGGCTGGATATTTAAGAACCCTGACGTTTGGATAAGCTATTATCAGGCGACCAACAGGATCATCGACATTCCATCTGGTCAAAATAAATAACAGCGCGGCCAGATCAGAAAACCGGGTCAGGAAGTCATCGGTAAGCCAATCCCATGTCTTGTCTCTGATTGTCAGAGAATTTGAGGCATCGCGGCCTTTCAAAGGATCATCGACAACCCCTATATCAAGGCTTTCGCCAGTGACTGATCCGTTTACCGTCGTGTTCCTGAAGCTGCCGCCTTGTCCGACCAGTTCTAAAATATCGCTGTTTCTTAGAAACCGTCCCTTTTTTAAATTCTTGTTTGCTAGATAGGTCTCGGGAAATATCCTTCGATAGGTCGGACTGTCGAATATCCGCTGAAGCCGGAGGTTGGCGCGCAAGCCCAGCCGCTTCGAGAACGATGCGAAGATGACCATCAGGTGGGGATTTTTGCCGCATATCCATGCGATGAAGTCGATGACCTGAACGGATTTGCCATGCTGGGGTAATCAATCCAGAACTGATGGAGCTCCAGCGCGACCTGACGCTGCCACCATCCCTTTTTCATCTTCGGGTTCAGATATTGCCTGAAGGCCCAGAACGACTCCCGGGCCTCGAATATCGCCTTCATTTCGAGAAGGTCGATATCGCTCAGAGGTATTTGCTGTACTCGTTCCAGATCGACGGATGGAACTGTTTCACTAGGTCCGTCCACGGTTTCTCAGCTCCTGCAAAAAACATGATACGACAATCATCCGGGATCTTATCGGCTGGCCCCATGTCGCGGACATACGAGCATATACCATCGCCGCGGTCCCATGTCTTTTCATTCGGAAGGCAATGCGCGATCCATGCCTGATCGGAGCCGTAATATTTCTTGCCGCTGGGCAATGTGTTTTTGTGGGACAGGTCCGGGGATTTCTTCGGGTCGAACGATGTCCAGACATGATCGCGGGCCCCGGTGTCCATCTGCCAGATCGATCCGTTGTAGGGACAGCAGCCGCGGCCATTGCGGATGCCATGCAGGATCCTGAAATCATCGGTGTGGTCGAGCAGAGGGGTGATTCCTTTGCCATCGGGTCCGGGCCGGATCAGGCAGTCGAGATCGATCTGCGCGAAGCGGGAGCCGAACCAGCACTTGACGTTCTTCGAGAACGCATAAAGCCGTTTGTAGCAGTTCGGTTTATTCGGCGCGACTTGGATGATCGGCATCGGCCAGAGCGGAACAGTCGGGATTTCTATTCCGGTCGGATCATCGGTGACGCAGACCAGGCGGTGCGGGATGTGGAGATTGGCTGTAATCATCCGGGCCCATGCGTTGACATGCTTGGCCTCGTAGCGGCGCGACCATGTCCCGTTCGGCTTCCAGAGGAAAGTGCAGATTGTCAATGGCTCGGTCATAGAACTTGCTCCCATGGGAATGACAGCATTAGCGGCGGCTTCCCTTTTTGCTCCCGCCGGATCCTGCAGATATTCTTCCAGTCCTCGGGGCTTTTGCGGGTCAGCTGCGTCGTGCTGGCATCCGGGATGACTTCGCGCGGGACCCTGATCAGGGGATGATCGAACTGTATGATCGGGGCAATGGCGCCGACGCGGTCGAGGAAGTCGCCATCGGTTCCGTACCAGCCCGCCAGGCTTTCGTCATATCCCGGATAAAGGGCTTTTGTCATCATCCA